CGTTAGTGAGATCCTTTTCCGTAACCAGAACGCCCGGTGATACTAAAAAAGCCATCTTGTTTCTCCTTTTGAGTGTTAAAATTTTAATATATTAAAACTACAAACTATTTATAAATATCACGATTTACCAACCTTTCTTGTAGGTTATAGGTGTCCACGTTTGTCCATATGGGTCTTTGAAAGACTCGTCTTGATTTAGACCATCATCTAAGAAACCAAAGGGTGCCATATCTTGATCTAACATATTTTGTTGTTCATCTATAAGTCTTGCTCTAATGTCTTGATCTGTTAACTCTTTGAAATATGTTTGATTTGATAACCATGCAAACATAACTAAACAAGCAACTAAATCATCATGAGAGCCTTCCTCTGCTTCGTATTTGTCTTTACCTTTTAAAATGTAAGTTGATAATTCTGCAATAATATCAAAGTCTTGTATAATAAGTTTGTCGTGTTCTATCATTGCTTTCAAATTAGAACAACCTATTTTCTTAACTGCCTTTGTCGTTCTTAAACCTAATTGTGATTGTTTACCACTGAAACCTGTACCTGCAACTTGACCTGATCTACCTCGTTGATTGACCATAATAAGATTATCATATTCTAAATCGTATTGTAATGTGTCTGCAACTTGACCACCTATATCATTTACCTCAACAAGTATCTCTGCTTGATTGTATGCGTTTGCGATTTTTTGTATTATCTGAGGAAAGACTAATGGTTTAATTTCATTGTTTTTATATTTTGCGACAATCTTATAAGGTATTCGTGTTGCGTCAACAACAACAAATGCTGAATTGTCATTTACTGTTCCTCTTGCAACGTCAACTGTCATAACATATCTTTTATCTTTACTTGGTTTTTCATATACGTCAAGACCTGCGTTTGATGTTTCTGGATTAATATGTGACATTGTTCTTAATTTAGAACTATTAATAAGTGTATCAACACTACCTAAGAACTCACAATCGAACTCTGTTCTAAATTGTTGTTCACTTGTATTCTTGATTGTTTCTTCTTTCCATTTTTCGTCTCGACCAGGCACCTCTGACCAATGCACTTCGATAGGCACATAACTATTGCGTTTGTGTGTTGCGTCATTCCACAACTTATAAAACATATTCATTCCGTGTGGAGTAGACACAATCATTACCTTAGAACTTTTACCTGATGATATAGTAGGATAAACTGAACTAAAAAATTGTTCTGCAATATTTGTGGGTACATATGCGAACTCATCTAAGAATATAATATTATATGAACCACCACGAACAGCACTCGAAGATGTAGCGGCAGCAAGTATTCTACTACCGTTCTCTAATTCTAAACTACCTTTGTTCCAGTTAATAACACCTTGTTGAATGAACTTGGGTAAATTTTCATATGCAAGTTGTAGTCGACCTAATAAGTCACGAGCAATTGCTGCTTTGTTGGCAAGTATTGCAATGTTAACATTAGAATTAAATATTGCATAGTGTAATAAGTATGCGATAATTGTTGTTGACTTACCTGACTGTCTAGGTAGTTTACAAATACTAAAACGATTATTATGAAATGTATCTACCATTTCTTTTTGAAAGTTAAACATCTTGAATGGTTGTAGACCATGATCAAGTGTTACTATCTGTAAATAGTTTTCTATAAAGTAAATAGGATTATCTTGACAACGTATAAATTCTTCAACTTGTTTTTTTGTAAATCTAGTTTTCTGATTTGCTGCCTTTAGATTAGGGTTACCTAAATAAGTTTTATTTTCCATTTTTCTTTATCAACTTTTGTAACTCTGCTGTAGAACCTACAAATAAATTGTTTTCTACTTTGTTAGGTGCTTTCTTAGTTTCTTCACCTAACTTTTTCATCTTCTCTTGTAGTTGTAAAAGTTTCTCTGTGACTTCACCAACGTTCTTTATCAACTGACCTGCAACTTCATATGTTCTAGGATGCTCTGTTTCTTTTGCAAGTGTTAATATACCGTCAATTGCGTCTTGTCCTCTTTCGACAAGATTGTACAAATTTTCTCTACTGTACTTATAGTCATTAGTAATATCTTGATCCTCTTTAGGTCTAGGTATTACCGGGTTAACTTTTTCAACTTCAACTTTAGGTGTAATGTCTAAAATTTCGTTGAGTTTATCCTCAACCTTTTTCATTAACTATCTTTATCAGTGCCAGATACAGGATCGTAAGTGTCTGCGTCTTGAAAGAAAGAACGTTCTTCGTTAAACCCAAAGTTATCATCAGCGTCTGCTGTTGTAGGTGTAGGTGTAACAACAATTCTTTGTTCTCTTTTAGGTGAGTTAACTGCCGTATCTGTATATTGATCAACTTGTACTCTCTTAATAATTTTCTGATTTTGTACAGGACCGTATAAGTAAATTTTTGCTGTAAAGTTTAGAGTGTACATAATAACTCGTCTCTCAGTAAAATTACCTTCGTATGTATCTTCATATGAAACATCATTTAATACAATAGGCACGTCTCTTACGATATCAAGAGTAGGCATTACGTTTAATGTAACTGTATAATCTGGTTGAAAAGTAGGTAGTATTTGTTCGACAATCTGTAATGCGTCTTCACTATTTTTTGCCATTGCAAATAAACTAAAACCTACATTATAAGGCACAGGCATGTAAGTATGTTGTAATGATTTACTATCTGCACCTTTTACTTTTTTAAATTTTTGTATTCTGTTCAACTTTCTACCAGGATCATATTGTAGTGTAGTCATTTCAAAACCTATACGTGGTAATGTTAAAGCAGTTGTTGCAACATTATCAGCAGATCGTGCTGAGTCCTGTTCTATTCTTACTAAGAATTTTTGTTTTGGTCCATACGCCAAAGGTACTTTCATTTTTTGTATTGTTTTACCTGTTGAATTTTTACGATAAACGTACAAGTCATTGAATAAAGTACCAAACGCAACAACAGTCTTTCGTATCAATTCATGGTATTGAGCATCCTTAAACATTTTTTATCTCCTATTTTCTAACATCACCAAACGGATTTCTTTCTGAGAAATCAAATATATCATTATCTGAATCAAAGTCATCTAATCCTGCGGCAGCGTCAAACGATTTGTTATCACCGTATTTTGTATCAGACGCCATATTTTCTGTTACGGCATCCTCAAGTATTATATATTCTAGATAGTTAGGGTCATCTTCAAGTATGATGTTATCACTATCTGTTTCATCAACAATCGTATCACCTGCTTCAGATAGTAACGCTCTGATCTCACCTGTAATATTTTCTGATAGTAATGAACCTGAACTTGTTGTACCACTCTCTAGAGTAATTTGATTTTCTAAAACGTCTTGCGTTATAGCATCTAGTTTTTCATCTATTTCTAATACACCTGTCTCAACACTTTCTGAACTGTATTCCCAAGCAGAACATTTTAATTTGAAGATAGGCAGATCATTAATCTGATACATTGGATCCTCATCTTCAACATAATCTACTTGCCAAAACTTTTTAAATAAAGGCATCCATATAATGTCACCTTCTTTAGGTCTATTAATATTTAATGTGTTACTAGGATTATCGACTAGTATTTCGAACTGTCTTCTAGATACGACAAAAGTTAATTCGTCTCTTATCTCTAGACCAAACTTACCTATCAAGTCACCTTGACCTGCAAAACCATTTACATCTTCAACATACATCTCTATAGAGTATGCGTCTGTAAATTTATCTGTAGTGTTTCCTAATATATCGTCTTGTGATATATTTTCTCTTGGCATGTAATACACATCATTGCCAAAGACTTTTAGTTGTTCTATTATTAAATCTTCGTAAAGTCTTTTTTCTGCATGTGTGCCATGTGAGAAATAAGTATTTCGCATAGCATTATCCTACCATGTAATTAGGTGGTAACTCATAAGAGAGTTGTATTTGTTCTTCTAGTCTTTGTATTTCTTCTATTGCCTGTGTGTAAATTTGTTCACCATTCATTTGCACACCGCCTAACATAGCGACACCTTGAAACTTAGATAAGTTAGCGCCCCATTGTCTTTTAACTAATTGTATAAGATACTTCTTTAAAAAGATATCATCAAACACGTCTGTAAAAGTAGAACCATCTAACTTACGATAACATTCAATTACAATGAAGTCACCTGCGTCAACATCATTTTGCCAATCCATATCAATATACAATCTGTTTTTGTGTTGATTAAATCTTAATGGTCTTTCACCTACTAATATATGATCTAATAAATCTAAATGTCTTAGAGTCATATCGTAGTGTATAATACTCGTAGATGAAAAATCATACAAGTCATTTAATCTTAACTGATATCTTACATCAAATAAATTTAATGCTGCCTTATCAGTAAAAGGAAAAATCTTTATAACTGACATAACATTTGACGGCATAGGTATATAATTTTTTTGTTCTTTGAAAGACGCTGTGACTGTGCTATCTGCTGTATCTGTTACCGTAGATAATGTCTCATCTGATCTTGCTCGTGTGATATCGTCTGCCGTAACTTGATATTTAAGATACATTCTTTCAACACCATCATAATGATACTGTGCGAAATACTGTAATGCTTCGTCAATACGATCTTCTACTTGATCATCTTCAACGTTTATCTCAATAACAGGTTTACCTAACGCTCTTAGGGCATACTGTTTTAATGTTTCTCTACTTGTAATCGGGTTATTCTGTGCCATGTTATAGTCCTTATCTGACTATTTATATTATCCTAATGCTATCGCTTGTGCAATTGCAAAAGAAGATGACGCTTTTGCGTCTAATTGTGACTGTATATTACTTGTTACACCGTCTGTGTGATTTAATTCAGCAGTCGTTGCTGTAACACCATCTAGTAAGTTTATTTCAGTTGCAGTTGCCGTAACAGCAACATTTTCATTTATTTTAGGACTTGTTAGTGTTTTATTTGTTAATGTATCAGTTGTTGCTTTACCTACTAAAGTGTCTGTAGCATTTGGTAATGATATTGTTCTATCTGCTGTTGGGTCTACAACGGTTAATGTAGTTTCAAAACTATCGTTAGTTGCACCCTCAAATATCATTACTGCGTCTTCAAGTAAAGTCAATGAGGTACCTACAGTAGGTGTATTAATAATAGGACTTGTCAAAGTCTTGTTTGTCAATGTATTAGAACCTGCTAGAGTTGCAAAACTATCACTTTGTAATGCACTATTAAATTCTGCTACTGAACCTGTTAATGTGTTATTTGCTAAATCAATAGATTTATTTGTAAGTGTTTCTGAACCCGTTAGTGAAGCAAAACTATCACCTTGTAACCCTGCGTTAAATTCTGCAAGTGTGCCTGTAAATGTACCTAAATCATCTAAATCAATATGTAAAGTATTTGCATTACTATTAATTGTTTTGTTTGTTAAAGTATCTGTAGTTGCTTTACCTACTAACGTGTCAGTTGCGTTAGGTAAAGTAATTGTTCTATCTGCCGTTGGATCTGTAATCGCAAGAGTTGTTTCAAAACTATCAGCAGTTGAACCTTCAAAAGTAATATTAGTAGAGAAGACACCTGCTGATGTAACCTCAGATAAGTTACCAGTTGTGATAACAGTTCCTGAAACGTTAGGAAAAGTAATCGTTCTATCTGCTGTTGGGTCTGTAACTGCAAGAGTTGTCTCGAAACTATCTGCTGTACTGCCTTCGAATACAATAGTTGGACTATTGATTGTTGGTGAATTAATTGTAGGACTCGTTAATGTTTTATTTGTAAGTGTTTCTGTTAATGTTGTTGTAGCAAGTGTTGCCGCTAAGTTAGGTAAAGTTACTGTGTGATTACCTGAAAAGTCTGCATGTGCTGGTGCCTGTAACTGTACATAGTGAGCATTACTTGCCTCACAATAAAATCTTACATAAGATTGTGTTCCACTATTTTTAATTGAGATTGCACCTGACTGAATATCTACACCGTTTGATCCGTCTATTCTAACAACACCTGTTCCGTTAGGCGTTAATGCAATATTTCTATTTGAAGCAGATACGATAGCACTTGTGTCTACATCTAAATCACCACCAAGACTAGGTGAACTGTCGTCTGATAAGTCAGATAATCCTGCACCTGAAGCAGCAGTTGCTGATATAAATGATAAATTACCTGAACCATCAGTTGAAAGTAGTTGATTTGCGTCACCATCATTTACTGGTAAAGTTAAAGTAACATTACCTGATAGACTAGATGAAGCAACAAGTGATACAGCATGTGCTGTACCTGATCTGTAAATTTTATTTCCTGCACTAGAGAAAGTACCTTTTGTAATTGTTAAGTCGCCTGTAGTTGCACCTGTAAATGAACCTGTTCCTACAACAAACTCATCAGCACTTTCATCAAAACCTATGAAGACATTATCTGAACTACCTCTTTCACCAACAATACCTATATCACCTGATGGTGTACCAGTTGTGCCAGTTGATAACTCTATAAGTTTATCTTCTATAACTGAATTAGTTGTTGATAGTGTTGTTGTAGAACCATTAACAGTTAAGTTACCTGTGACTGTTAGATTACCACCTATTGTTGGGTTATCTACTAAACCTATTGTGACTGTGCCTGAACTTTCTGCAACTGTTGTTTCATTTGATGTTGCAGCAAAAGTTAATGTGCCACCTAGTGACACAGCAGTTGTATTAGAACCGTCTGAAACTGTGATTGATGAATTACTTAATTTTGAATTACCTATACTACCTGCAAGTTTAGACGCAGCGATTGAACCTGCTAACATTGTGTTTGTAACTGAACCAGTATCACCAGTTGTTACAATCGTACCTGTTACGTTAGGTAATGTTATTGTTCTATCTGCCGTTGGGTCTGTTACTGCTAATGAAGTTTCAAAACTATCTGCCGTACTACCTTCAAATATTAAACTACCTGATGTGATAGTCGGTGTAGTCATTTGAGGTGTAGTGATAGTAGGATTTGTTAATGTTTTATTTGTAAGTGTTTTAGATGTGCCTGAAAATAAAGTATCTAATTGTGCAAGTGTAACTCTACCCTCTGTGCCACCGTCTGATAATAAAAGTAAATCAGTTGTGACTAATGTTGCACCTGTTTTATCAGTTGCACCGTCAATGTTTACAATTGCTTCTACGTTACCAAACTCTAACGCACTAGCACCTGAATTAACTTTTAATACTTGACCTGCACTACCTATTGATAGTGACGCACCAAGACCACCATGTGTTAATCCTATCGTATCACCTGATTGAAATTCTGCAAGACCAGTTGCTACGTTACTGTCATTAAAGACTGCTCTGATTGGTTTTTTATCTGCCATATCTTATATTTAGAACTGAAAAAGAGTAGGGTCGCTGTCTGCTAACGCACTACCATTTGCCAATGTAAATGTTTTTGTTCCTGTAAAAACAAACTTATCATCAATAACCGCATTGAACTCAAAGTTTGTATTTGCTGTGCTTAATCCACCTGTTGCTGAAAAGAAAGGTACAACTCTCGATACCTGACCAGCAGCACCAGAAGCACCAGTAGATACAACGGCAAGTTGATTGTCACCTGCTTTTGAACCTGCAGGTAATGTTGCACCTGTAGCGGCAATATTAATTGTACCTGTACCGTCTGAACTAATTGTTGCACCTGCAAGATCGATAGTATCACCTGAAAGAAATAAATCGTTAAATCTTTTTGACGCACTACCTAAATTTCTTAGATTGTTTTGATCTGGTATGATATCTTGATCTACTGCTGACAAGTCACTTGCGACTTCACCAAAGTCAAACTTGTCTGTAGATGAATTATATTTTAATGCAAAACCATTTTGTTTAGCGCTGTCATCTACATCATCTAATTTTCTTAAATTGACTTCACCACCGCCACCTATACTTGCCATTTGTTGAGTAACTAAATCTTTAAACTTTTGAAACTCTTGTTTCATTTCAGTTAAAGAGTTTAACTCAGGTTGTTCTTTAAGTGATTTGTTCTTACTTAATTCTTTTGTTGTTAAATCTACTATGGGCGAAACGGTCTTTGGCGCTTCTGTTTCTTCGGGTTGCCTGTGTTCCACGGTGTCCACAGATTGTCTACTGTCCACAGATTTTTTTCTTGTTCTTTTCTTTTTAGGTTTTTCTTGACCTGGCGTAACTTCTTTGGTGTGGTCTGCGTAGTCTTTCCCGATTTCATAACTTTCTTCTTTCGTTTCTTTTGCAAGTTGAGATAGTTGAGATAGAAGACCTACCTTGTCTTCCTTAGTTGTAACTTCTGGTTCTTTGAGTATTTTCTTTTTAGGTTGTTCAACAGGTTTTACTTTAGTTACCTTTGCAACCTCTGATAATTCTGCCATCATAGAAGCAAAAGAACTATCTTGATTGATTTCTTTTAACTTCTCTTGTTTTTTCTGTTCTTCTTCTCTACGAACTTTACTTAATTCATCTAGTAAAGAACCTAAATCCGATGAAGTATCTACTTCTTTTGCCATAAATTATCTTGTAACGTTTGGTCGTACCGTTACTGTTCCTTGTATTGGTCTTGTTATTGTACTATCTGAGGCAGTTATTTCAACGTCATAGACATAACGACCTTCTTCTAACGCCGCTGTTTGTGTTGACGTTAGACTTAAAGTTATTTTACCAGTAGATGTAGTGGAATCTATTGCCGTTGTAAATGCTGTAGATGAAGATGACGAGTATGATTTTCGTATTTGAGCAGCGGCAGAATAACCGTCTAAGTCAAGAATACTGTCATTTTGATAAACAGTTATAACTGTACTAAATGTTGACCCTTGATCCATTGTCAAATTCGCAATGGCGGCAACATTTGGTGCCGTTGTAATAGTTGTTGTTGGCATACTAAATCTCCTGTTGAACTATTTATGTAAATTTAATATCAAAACTTATCATAACTCTTGGATCTTTAGATTTACTAGGTTCTACCTGATGATCTAGAAATGGTGGCCATAACATTAAGTCACTTTCGACAGGTGATCGCCAATGCCACTCTCCTTTATGAATTTTAGCAGTAGACCAATAATGATTAATAGCAGCGTGTCTAGGGTCTCTAAATGCAATTCTACCAGAGTTTTCAGGAACTTGTAAATAATACGCACCTGATAAATCATAATGTGTGCCATGTGAGTGTAATATATTATAAGAATTTTCGAAGTTGATTGCTGCCCACATTTGTAATATATTCATTCCTGTAATATCAGGAAATATAGTTTTAGATACGTTAAATATTTGTTGACCTAATTCTTTTGTTGCTGGTTCATTTTGTAAATTAGTTCGACTTTGCCAACCTCCTTCACGATTTGACTTTTTAGGACTTTCTGGATTTTTCTCAAACTCACCTCGAATAAATGATAAAAGGTCTTCGTTAAGAGATACCTTTCTTTCTTGTTGAGTATTTGTAGTAAGATTTGCCATCCACAAAGGTGTAGGATATAAATCTATTCTGTTTATTCTTACAGAACCTTTAGGATCAAGGGACATATACTACCATACCGTTATGTTTTTCTTTTAATTGTATTTGACAAGACAATCTACTTGCGTTTTCATCAAAGTGTTCTTCATATTCTAATAGAGATAATTCTGCTGTCTTGTCACTTG